TCAAGAACCAATTCAAGAAATTATACAAGAAATTATACAAGAACCATTTGTAGATACAATTCAAGAAATTATACAAGAAATTATACAAGAACCATTTGTAGATACAATTCAAGAAATTATACAAGAACCATTTGTAGATACAATTCAAGAAATTATACAAGAACCATTTGTAGATACAATTCAAGAACCAATTCAAGAACCATTTGTAGATACAATTCAATATATAATAGAAGAACCATTTCAATATATAATAGAACCATTTGTAGAACCATTTGTAGATACAATTCAAGAACCATATATAGAACCATTTGTAGAACCATTTGTAGAACCATTTGTAGAACAAATTCAAGAACCATTTGTAGAACCATTTGTAGAACAAATACAAGAACCATTTGTAGAACCATTTGTAGAACCATTTGTAGAACCATATATAGAACCAATTGTAGAACAAATTCAAGAACCAATTCAAGAACCATATGTAGAACCATTTGTAGAACAAATTCAAGATAATTTAATTATGTACAATGATATAGCTGAAACCAAAAGTATAGCTGAAACTACAAATAGTGTAAAAAGTCTAAATCCATTTAATAAAATGATGAATAAATTTAAAAAGAAAAAGTTTAATGAATAAAATTGTTAATATTTAAAATATGATATAATATTTTTTAAATATATTTAAACGTCGATTTATCTTTAGTTGTTTGGAGCTTTATAATGGTTGCTAATGTACTTCTTGGTATACCAGATTCTTTTGCAGCAATAGTTAAAGAATCCCATGTATTAATACATTCTCCTGTTTCAGAACTAATTTGTAATACTTTTTTACAAGTTCTTTTAGATTGTTTTAATCCAGATGTATCTTGTAAACTTAAACCCCAAACTCCAAATAAATGTTTTGCTTTAGATTGGTCACTTAAATGAACACGACCATTTGCAAATTTGTCTGTTAAATAAATTTGTATTTGTTGTTTAATGGGGTGAGTTAAAATATAATCGGGATCATTTTGCTTTTTATATAATACAAATGATTCAAAAAAATCAACATATGAAATTCTATTTAGATAATTTACCTGGCATTTATCCAAAATAAATTGTTCATAATCTCGAATATCAGCTGGATCATTTACAGAAAATGTTAATGGACGTAATCGGAATCCTCTCCAAACATTTCTTCTAATATTTTCATAAAATTCTACTCCTGATCGAAATTTATTTTGCAAAAAAGTATTTAAATTTTCTTTTGTGACTTTTTCAGTTGTTGTTTTACTATAAATTCTAAAAGATTTAGTCAATTCTTCTTTTGCTGTAAAAAAATCAGGATTTATTTCACAACACGTATCTAAAAATCCAGCAAAATCATTTGACTTGTCTACGATGTTAGCTACTGTACCGTTTAATTGTAAGATAGCATTATTTGTTTTTACTTTTTCATTGTCTTTTTCATTGTCTTTTTCATTGTCTTTTTCATTGTCTTTTTCATTGTCTTTTTCATTGTCTTTTTCATTGTCTTTTTCATTGTCTTTTTCATTGTCTTTTTCATTGTCTTTTTCACTTGTATTTGTAACTGTATTTGTAACTGTATTTATGACTGGGATTAAAGATTCTATATTTTTAGAATCAGAAAATGCTATAATAGTTGATACTGTTTGTTTTGCTAATTCTAAATTGATTTTAAACCATTCTTGCATTTTATTTTCTCTAAATTTATCCAACATATGATGACATAATCTTTCAATTAAACTACAATCTATACATTTCTTATAATACACAATACCTCCAGATTTGTTGATATTGCTATAATATTGTTCTCTTAATATTAAATTTTTGGTTTGTCCAATTTTTAATATAGAATTGGGATCATTAAGATTGTCTTGAAAAATATAAATATATTCGCCTTCAGGTGCATCAAAACATCTTCGATTAAGCATTTTATTTCTTAATGTTTTTTCTTTTGTTAGTTCTCGTTTTGTAGTAGCTAATTGTGATTCTTTTTCTTGTAATTGTGATTCTTTTTCTTCTAATTGTGATTGTTTATCTTGTATTTCTTCTTTTATAATTTTATTGTAAATGTTTTCTAATTTTACATAATATTTTCTAATCTCTTTCCCATGATCTGTTTTTATCATCATACATAAATTTTTAAAAGTGTCTATATTTAACATAATTATTTCAGTGGCAAATTGACCGTGCTCCGAAGGGAGCAAGGTGATTTTGTAATCTTCGTCTTTAACAAAATTATTTTCAAGTGTTCTTTTTGCATTTTTTTTATGCGCAAATCCCATCATTTTTAGTACATTTTCAAGGTTTATCGGAAAGTCATTTGTTGGGTGGTAATTCATGTAGACATAAAAATTAGCAATATACCATCGACTTTCTTCTTCTGTAAATGTTTTATCTAGTTCTGTAATCATCTTAGTTTGTACATTTAATGAAACATTTGAATTTTTTGATACAAGAGCTTTAAAGTCTACACATTCTGTTTTAATAATTTGATCCATCTTGTAATATTATGATTGATTCTTTTATTTTTAAATAAGATTTTGAACGAAAAATAAAAGAATTAATAATTAGATACTTGGATAAAATACCCATTTTGTAGTGGGGTCTTTTTCAGACATAAATCCTACTATTTTTTTAAAAATATCGTCTTGTTGACGTAATTTATCAGTGCTTTTAAGAAGAGGAAAGTATTTTGCAAATTCGTGCAATCCCAAAATTTGAAAAAACTTGTGAAGAGTATAACTATAACTAAGAAAGTTTTTACGTCCAGATGGTTTGAATTTATCGTATGGATCTTGTATTTGTTGAAACATCATCTTTATCTTGTCTTCTATTTCTGATGTAAGTGTAAACGGTGGTCTGCCATTAAGTCTGTTTATAATTCCAATTACATTGTCATAATAATCGTTTAGATTTAATCGTTTAAGATATCGTTTTACCTTGTCTTCTGTAAGAATATTTAAATCTTTAACTCTTTCTTTTTTAGCTTCTAAAATCACCTTGTCCAATATTTCCTGTGGGATACCACGATTCTCCTTAGCTTGAAATCTTCGTAACCAATCTTCTAAATGTGTCATTTTATCATAGGTAAATTGTGGTCTGTAATCAAATTCTTGTAGTTCTTTGTATGATAATTCGGTGGCTTGTTGAACGGTTGTTGTACACGTTCCGCAATTTGTACATACAAGAAATCCCCTTTCTGTTTTATATATTACGTTGCAATCCTTGCACATTATAGAATCGTATTTAAGAAAACTTCTTGAAGGACTATAATTTGGTTCAAATTTAACAAGATATGTATTAATAACATCTATTTTCTTTATATTAATTTCATTTAATTCAAGACTATTTTCATGAGAAAGATCATTGACATTTAATAATTTTTGTTCTCTTTCTTCTAATTCTATATATTCTTGTATAATATATGTAGATTCTAATATATACTCAATTTGATCTTGGTTACTTGAAATTACATACCGTTCTTCTTGTAATTTTTCTAGATCATTTTTATTTGTTTTTAAAATATCTGATAATTTAGATTGACTTTGAGTTTCTTTAAATTTATTATATCCTTTAGATTTATCATATTCTTCACTTTGTTTTTTAATTGAAGATTCTAAAGTTCGTATTTTTGAGTCTAATACTAGTAATTTTTCATCTCGTTTTGAAAATTCTTGTAATTTGCTTTCGTGTTTATGTAATATAGAATGTTGACTTTTAGATTTATTTTTATTATTTGTATTCTTTTTTGAATATGTAGGTAATCCATAAGTATCCCTTTTCTTCCTCATAGTATATATTGTAATATATATTATTTTTAAGTTAGATATCTTGTATCATATATTATTTTTAAGTTAGATATCTTGTATCATATATTATTTTTAAGTTAGATATCTTGTATCATATCTTGTTTTAAGTTAGATATCTTGTATCATATCTTGTATCATATCTTGTATCATATCTTGTATCATATCTTGTATCATATCTTGTATCATATATATATTGCGCGTTCACGCTTGCTTTTTATATTTTTTTTATAAGGTCATATTAAAATGTACACTTGTAATATACTATTAAATTTTTTACTAAAATATTTGTTTATTATTAATGCTGCATCTGATGGTTGGAGAATTTGTTATATTGGTGGTAATCGCTTTAAATTTTATAATAATATTAAACAACAACGAAATGCACACATATCTACGCCTAAACAATTTATAGATAAATATATGAAATACAAATACATTAATGAATAATTTTATTTTAAAAAAAATCGATTTAAAAATAAAAACCGTTTATTTTATAAAAATGTTTAAAATTACATCATCGATATTAATCCTTTTCCTAAGTTCACCTGTCCTTGCCTGTACTCGTAAAAATACAACACTATGTGTCAAATATAATGTAACAACTACTACACCTATTGTTACAACAAACATTAGAGATATTACTATCCCAATTTTACCTAGTACACCACCACGTTATTGTTATAAAACAAAAACTGTAACTTTACCACCTGAAACTGTAACTGAAACCTTTACTGAAACTTCAATTGAAACCTTAACTGAAACTGAAACCTTTACTGAAACTTCAATTGAAACCTTAACTGAAACTGAAACTGAAACCTTTACTTCAACTGAAACTTCAACTGAAACTGAAACATTTACTTTAACTGAAACTGCACCTTGTACAAAAGTAAGAGAAATTACTATACCTGAACCAACTCCTTCAGTAATTGAAACTCCTTGTCCGGAACCAACTCAGGAAGTTCCTAGAGAAATTACTATCATTGAAACTCCAACTCCAGTAGAAACTACTCCTTGTCCGGAACCAACTCAGGAAGTTCCTAGAGAAATTACTATACCTGAACCAACTCCTTCGGTAATTGAAACTCCTTGTCCGGAACCAACTCCTACTGCAACAGAAACTACTGCAACAGAAACTACTGCAACAGAAACTACTTCAACAGAAACTACTTCAACAGAAACTACTTCAACAGAAACTACTTCAACAGAAACTACTTCAACTATGACTTTAGAAACACCAAATTTGGTAAGAAGAAGATTGTGGTTTTAAAAAATTAAAAAATTAAAAAATCAAAAAATCGTGTTTATTAATTATTATAAATTTAATATTAATTAATAAATGTATGTATTATTTTTATTAACTTTTGTTAATGGTTTGTTTACGAGTATAAATTACAATACTGTATACGAGATGGCAGTTATGTCGCATAATGTATATTATAAAATGACTAGTACAAATTGGATAAATACAACATTGGATCAAGTTACCGATATAAGTTTATCAAATGATACTGTAAAAGCATATTTTTTTACAAACAAACAACGTAATATAGGCGTTATAGCATTTAAGGGAACGAGTTTATATTGGAATACATTAAATACGAGTAACACGAGTAACGCGAGTAACGCGAACTTGAATACTTGTAAAATTGAAAATAGTATAAAATCTACATCATCAAGTGATAAATACAATGATAATTTATTTTTTTCGTGTTGTTTTTATAAACAAAGTAGTTTATTTGAAAAATGCGAGTTATGCGACAACGTTGATAAATACACTTGTTGTAAACAATGTTATAATAACAGCTTAAATTATGAATTAAATTATATAAATATAGTAAAAAGTATAGTTGAAAAAGTAAAAGGTATGATCGATTTTGAAACGAGTACAATAATATTCACAGGGCATTCTTTAGGAGGTATTTTAGCAAGTGTATCAAGTATATTGTATAATAAACAAGCAATTGTATTTGAATCACCTGGTGATCGACATTATTTAAATTTAGTAAATAAATTAAAGAATACAAGGTACGATGAAAACACAAGGTACGATGAAAATATATATCATTTTGGACATAATGCAGATCCGATATATATGGGGAATTGTGGTAGTACTTGTTTTGCATTAGGTTATTATATTAATACTAAATGTCATAGTGGTTATACTTGTTTATATGATGCTAAAAAGAAACTTGGATACAGTGAATCTATATTAAATCATAGGATTGAATATATAATAAAACATGTAATACCAAATTGGGAACAAGATTTTCCAGAGTGTATTATAAGAGACGATTGTGAAGATTGTAAAGAATGGGTGTATATTTGATTAAACGATTAATTTTTGAAATACTTTTGCAAGTTTATTTTTAACAAAATGTTTATCCAAAGAATATTTTTCTATGCATTTTTCGTGTTTGTTTTTATATTTGTATTTGTTGTAAAAAATACTAAATATTTTTGTAACTAATGTATCATTTTTTACATTTCTATATTTGGAATAATTTTTTACAATTTCGTTGTAATATTTTATTTTACCATTGGATTTACCATTGGATTTACTTTTATAATAATTTAAACGTTTTTTATAATAAGTGCGTTTAAAAACAAGAGTATCATTGCGTTTGAAATGGTGTAGTAATGTTTTTGAAAATTTTTCAGGTAATGGTAATTTTTTTATAGATGTTATAAATGTTAAAATGTCATAAAAATGGATTGATCTAGTTGTAATAAAACGAAGAGTATTTGTATAATGCCATGGTACGTATAATTTATTAGGAATCCATGCAAATCCAAAGTCTGATAATAAAAATACAAATCCAAGATTTGGTAAATAGAAATTGTGTCCATTTATTTTGTATACCCAATATCCACCGGGTGTAACCTTGTTTACTAGTATATTTCCTAAATGGAAATCTGTATGTATCATATTAAAATATCTTTTGATAGCCAAGAGTCCAACCATTATTTGGAATAATGCATTGTACCATAATTCATCAGAGTGTTCTTGTTTACTCCATGAATAAAAATCACCATACGTGGCATATTCATTATATAATCTTATCTTGTTATTTTCATAATCCCAGTTGTAATTTAAAATATAATGTGGGCAGATTTTTTGAAATACAAGTTGGTTAGTTAAAGTATTAGATATTATTTCTATTAAACTTGGTTTATTATAAGAATCGGTACTATGAAATAATTTATATACATGTTTGGGAACTGTATTTAACATTGTTTCGTGTATATTTTTTTGATACTGTATACGTTTCAAATTTATTGTTTTTATTACAAAAAATCCAACGAGAGATCTTATTTGTTTGTATAAATACCCTCCTTTATTTTTAAAACTAGACCCCCCTTTATTTTTAAAACTAGATTTGTATACTGTGCCTTCAATTCCAGATGATAATATTTTTTTATTAAACATTGATTGGTTAGTTGTGTAAACGTAATTTTTATATTTATCCTTTAACAAGTATAATTTTTCATAATATTTCATATAATCTAAATATTTCTTAGTTCTTGATACAGTTTCCATTATATTATATTTAGAATAAAAAGTTTTAAAAAGTTTTAAAAAGTTTATTAATTAATCATATGTTACATTATTTCCAACAACATATTTCAAATGATAATATAAAATGAGAGCGAGAATAGATTGAGATCTATTTTGTGTAACACTATATGCCATACCTATAGAAATAAATATAAATAATAAATGTGTTTGCATAAAATCACGTTGTAATATTGTAGTTTTTAAACCTGTATCTTGACTTAAAATTTGTATGATAGCATATGACCCAAGAATATTTAAAATTTGTTTTATAGTATCATTATATGCTGGATCTACTCCCATATTTTTTAAAGAAAAACTACTGTATCTAATATCATAATAAATCATGGATAAAAGAGGTAATGTTAAAATTGATTTTTTAATATATTGTTGATTATCACTTTTGTCAAAATATTTATCAAACAACTCATTTACTGTTTTATAATTATATATCATGTATACTTGTAAAAATAAAACAATCCATTGAAACAAATAAAATGGTACATAACCATAATTTTCTATTAATTTAGGAGCATCTGACATTATATATAAAGTATATAATATAAAATAAAATTTAAAAAATTTTAAAAAAACGTTTATAAGTTGGTTCAAAGTTAATACGTAAACCGTATGTAAATACTTGGTAGCGTTTTGATAATAAATAATTGCAAATATATTCAAATTGTTTTTGATTACCTTGCCGAGCCGAAACATTTGGTAAGGTACCTTGCCGAGCCGAAACATTTGGTAAGGTACCTTGCCGAGCCGAAACATTTGGTAAGGTACCTTGCCGAGCCGAAACATTTGGTAAGGTACCTTGCCGAGCCGAAACATTTGGTAAGGTACCTATGTTTTCTGGTATTTCTGGTAAATGAATATGATTATTATCTATTAGGACCTTTAATAATGCTGCTGTTAAAATTGCACTTCTTTGTTTACCCATATGACAATGAATCAAAATTTTTTTATTTTCAATAGTGTATTTTTGTAATAACATTGGTATAGCTATTTTTAAATATTTTTCCATTAGTATAAAATCTCGTTCTAGTAAACTATCATTTACAGGAATTCTATATGTCTCTATATTTAAAGACTTTTCATTGTTTATAAAAGGAATGTTTGGTGTACAATTAATAATTAAATCAATTTTGTTTTGCTTTAAAAAATCAATATCTAGAGCTGCTTTATAATTGCCTAACCATAATCCTGGTATTATTTCATCGACACTAATGTCTGTATAAATAAAATCGTAAAGGATGTTGTATATATAATATAGCATATATATAATGAAAATAAATAAAAATTGAGAAACTTTTTATTTATTGTATTATTGCAATATGAAAGCAAAAGTAAAATATATAATTGAAAAGCAAAATACATCAACTGCCACAGGATCTGAATATCCAGATGATCCAGACGAGTATTATTCGGATACAGAAAATACAGAAAATACAGAAAATACAGAAAATACAACAACTATTACTACGGTACAAAAACAAAAACAAAAACAAAAACAACAAAAAGTTGTTTATAAAAGTTTAATAGAATCAAATTATAAAAAGCCAATTAATGGAAGTCGTCAAGATAATTTTACAAGAGATGATATTTTAAAAAGGTTAGAAAATTGTGTTTCATTAAAATCGATTCAGGATAAACAAATACTAGAAGAATTGCCTATTTTCAAGACTTGGATCAAATATTATAATACAACTACTAGACAATTTCGTACAGGTGGTTTATTAATGAAGGTGATGTTTCCAGATTATATAATGCTTATAAATACTGCTCAAAATATTACTTGGAGTGTTCAATTAAAAGACAATATTATATATATACCTGATCAAACAATCGTAAAACAAACACAAAAACAAAAACAACAAGCTGATCGTAAAGAAGCAATGAAAGAAGAAATGATAAAAGAAAAATTGTATGATATGTATAAACGTGGAAAATTAGCAGCTAAAAAATAAATTGATTCTTTATTTAAATAAATAGTTATTATATTAGATAAGAATCATATGGTAAACAAAAGATTTCAAAAGGAAATAAGACAATTGTATTTACAACAAACTCAAAGAGAATTGATACAAAACGATTATATAGTTCATTATGATGAAAACGACGTTGATCGTCTTTTTGCTATTATTAAAGCCCCTCTTGATAGTGTTTATAGGCATAAATTTGTTCGTTTAAATTTTAAAATACCAGATAATTATCCTCATTCTCCACCAGAAGTTACATTTGTAAATTACGATGGTGTTCGTATACATCCAAACATGTATGAAAATGGTAAATGTTGTGCGACTATTTTAAATACATGGGGTGATAGTAAATTTGAAAAATGGACATCTAGTATGGGTATAGAAACTATCTTGTTAACATTTCATTCTTTTTTAGATAATAATCCTTACATGTATGAACCAGGAGGAAGAGATGATCCTAGTTATACTGTATACGTGATGTATCAAAGTTGGGTTTCTTGTTTGATACGATACTTGCAACAAGAAAAGATAGAAACATTTAATAATTTTATTCACAACTATATGATGGTTAATATAGATTCTATATTTATAGATTTATCTGTGTCAAATGAAACTTATCCAGCTGGATATTATGAAAGTAGATGTTTTGAAATAGATAGATATTCAATAGATTATGATAGAATATCAGTTACTTTACAAAATTATTATAATTATATTGATTTTGCAGAAAATTTTAATGAGCAATCCGATGAAGATATAACATTTGAAGATTTCATAAATAGAGAATATAATTGCTGTATTTGCTATGACACTAACGACACTAACGACACTAACAACACCCAATTTCGATTACATTGTAATCACGTGTTTCATAAAGATTGTTTACAAAGTCACGTTGATGCGAATAATAATATTTGTCCAATGTGTAGAACAGAATTAAACACGCAAGATACAATACAATTAAGTAATGTTCAAGTTCAAGTTCAAGGTCAAGTTCAAGGTCAAGTTCAAGGTGTGTGGATAATAAATCCATTAACTAGAAGACGTGTAAAGATAGGTAGTAGGACTTGGAAGTATTTGCGAGAAAATGATGTAATATAAGGGGGGGCAACGTTGATGTATCGGTCTAAGGGACGTAATCAAAGTTGATGTAATCATTTATATTTACATTATCATGTGTTTTGTTTAATTCATCTATAAAAATTTCATAATAATTTGGCAATGCTTTGTATGATATTATTTCTTCAAAGATTAATTTAAAATCACGTTTATAAAAGATTGCATTCATAAAATATAGTCTGATAAGATTACGGAGTCTTGTTTCAATTTGTGATTTATTTTCTATAAAATATTGCAAATTATATTTATTAATATGCATCATAACTCGTGAAGGTAATACACCAAGTGTTTGTATATATGTTAAAAAACGTTTAATAGTTGAATCAATTTGTTGAGGTGTTTCTTTTGTAATAATTTCATTAATTGTTTGTGATATGTTTTTTCCAATTGGTACAAAATTAAAATTTAGAATTCTTACCATTATAAAATATAAACTCCAAGCAAGACAATGTCCAGCACTAGCGTTGTAAATACCTTGTATTGTTTGGGCTCCAATAGGGCAACTATTTGATACATTTACAAAAGAATAATTATCTATACTAGAAAATGATGTTTTTAGAAAGTTTTCTAAAATTTGTGGTATTTGTATAAAGTCAGAATATGCATGTCCTAAAGTAATTCCATGTGGTTCGTAAAATTCTATAGTTTTCCAAGTATTATCTATAATAATTAAATTGGAATGCGCTGTGTGGACGTTCTGGTTTACATCTTCTTTACTTAAATCTAGATTATATTCTTGCTGGATATTTAAGAAATCCAGTCTGACTGGTAAGATTATTATACCACTAGGATTATTATTTATACAATTTTGTATTTGAATCATTATATCATTTGATATGTCTATTTGAAATGTTATCAAATTTAAATGTATAAAGAATTCTTCTATTTTATTAAAAAATATTGTACAAACTTTTGCACCAGATTGTGATAAAATATTAAAATTAAATAACAGCAAATCTAAACATTCTGAAAATGTCGTATCATCCAGTACGTTTATATTAGATAATTTTAAATTATCTAATTTTGGTAATACAATTGTATTTGAGTCTTTATCTGTTATCTCAGAATATGGATTGTATGGATCTACATATTTTACATTTGTAATGACTTGTGGGGGTATTATATATTGTGAAAAATCATCTGTATATAAATCGGAAAAGGTATCAGACATACTTGTATATTATAAATATAAAAAAAACTCAATTTAATATTTTATATTTCTTTGCATAATTATCTAAATCTTTTATTCTTTTGCATAATTATATTATAATGTCTCTTGTAAATAACAGCGATAACATATATAACAGCGATAACAGTGATAACAGTGATAACAATGACAATACAGATAACATATATAACGTTGATAATACAGATAACATATATAACGTTGATAATACAGATAACAATGATAACGTTGATAATATAGATAACATATATAACAACAATAACGCTTGTAAATTTTATTTGATAAGTATCAAAGAAATAAAAGATTTAGATAATATGTTAAAATTAAAACCTCAAAATAAAATTGAAAAGGCAATTTTTAAATATAAAAATAAAATTTCAAAATTCAATTCAAATGCTTACAAATACGGGAATGGATGGTTTGATTATTGGCTTATCAAAAGGGTAGTTAAGAAATTAAATGTTATATTGATTGAATATAATATTCAAGTAATCTTGTAAGATCTTGTAAGATCTTGTTTAAATTATATTAATTTTACCTTGCCCGCTAAAGTTAATCTTATAATTGCAACCATTTTTATTAAGTTCAATAACAATTTGATTATATGCTTGACAAGCTTGTAATTCTGTGTTAAAAGTTCCAATGTGTATTTTTTTTCTATTTAGCATATAACTAGCTGCCCATTTTTTTGTTGTAGTTATAGATACACCATAAAATTTACTTGATTTTGTATTCGTTTTATCATTTTTATTATTTAGTATATCAATACGAAAATCTTTTGGTAAAGTTATATAATTAGGGATATCGTTTAATATATATTTTGTATTTAGAGTGTTGTTAAAGAAAAGTGCCTGTTGATTATATAATTTTGCACATTCTACTTCTTGATGATTATTTCCTAAATTGTAAGTTTTACCAGCTAATCGAATACCAGCAACATAATACTTTCGTTTAGAATCATAACTCACACCTGTATACTCTGAAGTTTGTTTTTCTGCAATTTGTCGTTTGTTTTCTTCTGGTATATTTCTAGGTACTGTGACATATCCAGGTATTTCGTTTAACAAAAAATTTGTATTCTCAGTTTGGTTTAGATAAGATGCATAATCATTATATACTTTAGCTGCATCTATTTCATCAGTAAAATATCCAAGATGAAAATTTTTGTGATTATTTCGTATCTGAGACTTCCACATATTTTTATCGTTAACCCAAGATGCTCCTTTAAAATTTCCTGTTTGAGCACCACTTTGTTGTATGGTATTTTTATTTGTTTTTCGTATTTTTTCAACGTGTTCTTTGACTTTATTTTCTTCATTTTTTTGTATATTATCTATCACTTCTGGTTTAATTAATTCCATATTAACATTTAAGTTTATTGTTAATTCTTTAAAATGAGTATGACTTTTAATGTCAAATTGTTTAGTGTATTCTAATGACTTTTTAATTGTATTGATTGCATAGGCTAATTCTATATCATTTCCAAAATAAAACCACTCTTTTCTATTTCTAATTCTAAATGGATGTAATGAATGATGGATTAATTTTTCTGTTAAATTCCTATCAAATGTTTCAAATTTAACATACATTTCTAAAGAATGAGTACTAGAACCTTGCGTGGAGTAGTCTTTCCAAACTAGAGGACCCTAGCGAAAACTAAGAGATATGGCCTGGATATTCAAGGTAGTCTCTTCGCTAAAGCCATGACAAACTACCCATACACGTTCTGCTCAAAATTACGCTTTGTTAGCGGAGGAGTCCTTTGACAGGAGCTGTTCATGACCGAGGCGACATTGAGACTAACATTGAAGTTTCCAGGTTTCTTGTTTGGCAAGGGAGGGGTGGTCATTTGACAGTTGATGGCGATCTTTGTGAAAGAGGTTTATTGAAAAATACACTTCCCTTATTTTCAAGGAATCTCCATTTCGACAATTGAAGGTGGGATGTCTTCCATGATTATTCTTGCCAATTCTTTTTCAATACGGGCCACCGCAAGGTCCAACTCCGGATATGAAGGTAGAAGCCTTGCAGCAATCAACTTTTCTTTCAACAAGACCACCCTAGCCGTTTTCATCCTAACAGAATAGAATTCAAGAGATAATTGAGAACTTTCATGCGCAGATGAGGCATTATCCGATACGTTTAATTGATCTAGTCTTGTTACAGTTTTATCTGCTATTCCTATTTTCATATGCCCAGGCTTTGTTTTATCTCGTATACAATAAATTTCACCTGGTATTCTGCTACTAAATCCTTCTGTTTCTGGTTTCAGTTCTAAATCATTAATTAATTTAGCATTTTCTTGTAATTGAGTTTCTTTTTCAAGCAATAATTCTTCTTTTTCTTCTAGTAATTTATCTTTACTTTCTATTTCTTCTTTAATTATTTGATTATAAATATTCTCCAATTTTACATAATACTTACGTATTTGTTTACCTTTATCTGTTTTTGCTAACATACAT